TGCGACGTGGATACCGATTCCCAGGTGTGAACAGCTATCGTACTGAAGACTCCGTGGCCTTCGTCACCATGCGGGACGGTATTGAAGCAGTGATTGATGCTACTGACCTGCCATTGGTAGAGAAGTACACCTGGACTGCAACTCGGCGCAGTGATGTCGGTCATTGCTATGCGATGTCGCGACCACGTGATGAAGGTGGCAGGCCGCATACAGTCTATATGCATCGCATCATCCTCGCGGCACCACCCGAACTGACCGTTGACCACATCAATCACAACTCCCTTGATAACCGTCGTTCCAACCTACGACTTTGCACCAATTCGGAGAACATGTTCAATCGCAGAGATATTGATCCACGTTCCCAGACCGGCATTCAAGGCGTCTCCATCCAGACTAACGCGAACGGCCGACAATATTACCTCGCACGTCTCACCGTAACCAAGATCTTCCCCCTTACGGACGATGGACTCCGCGAGGCGGCCGATCTCGTTGCCGACCTTCGGCAGCGCATTGGCGTCGAGAGGTTCGTCCGTGCACAGCACCGCTCGGCTGGTCGTCAGGCTTCATCAAATTGAAAGAGCAAGTTAGGGAGTACAATGGCGCTTCCTGGCCCGCCTGTATAGATTGTCGTGCTCGACACCCCGAGTCCAACCTTCGCGTACACGCCGCTGAGACCGGTCGTAGTTGCCGCACTCGCCGTGGAATAGGCTGCATAGCTGGTGGTAAGTGCAGTCCAGTTAGTCGTTGCGCCATCAGGGTCCACGCCATCGGCGCTGGTATTCGCTGCTGCAATTACGGCAGCTGGCTGGACATACAATGCGCTCGTCCCCCAGTAGATGATGAGTCCAGCCGGTGGTGCGCTAGACCTCGCAATCTGCCGGTTCTCGATCGACGTAGTGCCGGTCGTAGTGACTTCGAGGCCGAGATACTTCGGGTAACTGTAGTTCGTGCCCGAAGTGCTGGTAGGGATCGCGATAGGCCCACTTGTGAGACTCCGGGAATCCAGGTTGTTGAAGCAGAGCCCCGTCGTCTCGCCTGATGTCCCTGCCGGCGTTGTAGCCGAGCAGGAGAACACCGATACTTGCACGACACTAGCAGCCACAGTAGTTGCCTCCTCTTACGGGCTCACAGCCCGACGTAGAACCTGAGTGTTCCGGTCTTCGTCACCGCATCGGTAGACCCGCTGGTCACGGTCACGAGTATGCGCTCATTGTAGAGCGGTACCCTAGCCACCCCCGTAGAGGCCGTCGCCGAGCACGTAGTCGCCACGGTCGGAGCCCTCGGATACCACATGCGGAGGGCAGCTCCCGTGTTCGAGATGTCGTTCAACGTCCAGATGACGCTAGACGTAAGTTCCCCTGTCAGAACGATGGCACCTCCTGTGGTAGGAGTCAGTCCCGTGCTGCTGGTCGTCGGAAGGTAGGCGACAGCATCCACGTATCCCGTGTAGGTTTTGCTGCTGTAGCTCGTGATCGAGCCGCTGCTAGTAGCACTAATCGCCAGGGCCTCGTACTGGATAAGCGGCATGTCGCCTACCTCCTTTGATTAGCTGCTCGTGCTCGTCGTGTGCATCGACTTCCAGTTCTTGCGCCAGTGTGCCGTGTCCTGGTGCGCTCCCCGGTACTGCCCTCGGACCTCAGTAAGCCGGGCTATCTCGGCATCCAGCTTGTTGATCTGCTCAGCCATCTCCGCCTCTCGCACAGCGAGCTTACGGTCAAAGGCGACGGCTGGCTCCTGCTCATAGCCGTAGAGATAGAGCGTCTTGAGCAGATCAGATTCCGAGGGTAGATACGTCTTGATACCCCTGCCTTGAGCGATGCCGACCGCCCACTCGCAGGATGGACGCTGGGCGCTGTACTCGGAATTATGGGAAGCGAATCCCTCCACGATCAGCGTCGCCGTGCCAGTCTGGATTCCGATGACCTCTTGCTCACCGATAGCATTCACTGAGATGACAGACTGGAGTTCGCCAGCAGCAAAATCGCATTGAGTTATAGGATCCAGACGGAAAAGGCGATCACCGACCGCAAGGCCATCCGTCCGGGTCCAGTTGAAGACACCTGAAGGCGTCAACCACTGATGCCCCTTTGAGGTAACCAGCGTGGAACGGTCTGTCATCTCGAGGCGGTAGCATGGCCGACTGATCCTACTCAGGCTCTCAACTGTCGTCTTGCGGTACTTGTGGAACTGTGCGGGCTCACCTTCAGGCGTAACGGGAACATCCTCGTCGAAGGCCAGGAGTTCCTGCCCGATAGCCAGATCACCCGCTCGCACCCAGCACAGGTCGGCTGTCAGGACCCGCATGTCAGGTCCCAGGCAGTCGTGAGACATGTCTACGCCATACAAGTGAATTTCCTTGAATCCCTCGAGTACTGCAAGCAACAGCATCATCGTAATGCTGTTCGTCAGGTACGGTCGCGCCTCCGGGCAGGGATTCGGGAACGCTTGACAGATAGCCTCGATTGGGTAGCGCACGCTGCCCGGTATGTCCGGCCAGGTCTGGTGCATGTAGATCGGGTTCGTCATAATCTTCAACTTATCGATGTGCTGGGAGATTCGGTTACGGTCGTTCTCATAGATGTCCCGAGCATGCAACTCGAACCATCGATCCCAGCGCGGAATGAACTGATAGAGCTCATTCAGCCCCCAAATCTCGAAGCTCGGGTCTTGAAACGGAGCCTTCTGCCAATGACTCACGAACCCGAGGATCGCTACCTTAGTTCGCTTAGGGACTACCGGAGCCTCCACCTTGGGCAAGGCCGCGACCTTCGCTGCAAACTCCTCCTGTGTCATGCCAGATAGTTCGACAGCAGTGCTCGGAATCAGGTTGGTGGCTGCCGTGGCCCCACTAACCTCAGTCACGCTTTCCATACGAATCCCGTCGCTCCTTCTTTTGCTCCTTCTCGCTCCTTCGTGGTCGCGGGCCGGCTGGCAGAGGGAAGGAGCAACCCCGCCAGCCGACCCACTCCACTAGGCCGAGATCGTCACGTCCGTGCTCTTCCCGACCACAAACCAGTTCGTTGTGTTTTGGGCAAACAGATGGATCCACTGAGTATTAGTGGCACCTGTGCTGAACGTGAGTGTGGCGCTGCCGGCGATCAACGTGTCAGCCAGAGTGACCACAGCCGGAGCCGTGCTCGTAGAGATGTTGCAGGTGATCCACTTTTGAGTACCCGCTGCCGCAGCGGCGGGCATCGTGAAGACGTGGCCAGTGGTAACTGCGCACGACCAGATCTGCGTCACGCCATAGCTGGCGAATCCAGTGCTGCCGGAAGAGGCAGCAGCGACGGCAGTGAATATGAGGTTGTCGCCGGTGACTGCGCCAGTCGTCGTGACGGCCTGACCCGCGAGGGTCAGGGTTCCGCCACTACCGAAGGTGATCGTGCCGGCGACCGCCAGGTTGCCACCAGTGGAGATTACTAATTCATCTCCGCCTGATGTGCGGTACACGAGAGGAATGTATGCCATTTCGGCCTCCCTTTGCTACTCTGGCCCGGTGACTGGCCGGGCCAGATAACCCGTCTCAGGGGTGCGGAGGGCTACCACCTAGCCCTAGCTGCTGGTTCCGACCACGATGTTGCAGTCCGAGATATTCCGACCTGTGGTCTGACTAGGGGCTGCGAGCCCCGGACGGTATTGAGCTACCCAGTAACCCCCCATCGACTCATCCGTGGTTCCACGGTCCACGATGAAGTTAACGTACCGCTTGTTTGGTCGGAACACATCGATCACGAGACCAGCTACAGCGGTTGCGAAGCCAGTAGTGTGAGTCACAGTTGAGCCGTAGACTGAGACGGCCCCCCCACCGCTAGAGGTTGCCGATAACTGGGCGTAGGCAGTAAAGGCTGTGGCTCCAGTTGTCTCAGTCCCGATTAGGAATGCGACGCCCTCGAATCCCCGCATGTCGTACCAGGCAGATGTGATATCTGTGCTAGTACCCGACGCTGCGAGTCCCGAACTATAGGTCCACTGAACATGGTTGGACAGGTTGTGCATTGTGATCCCCTTTGGCCCGAGCCGCCGCCTGGTCGGGCCTGTTTATGTTACACACTGGCGGCTAGTGGCTAGCCCTCTTAGGCTGACACTACCTGCCCGCGGATTCTCCAGTCTTCCACGAGTTGCCCGCCGAATCGGACCCGGCCCAGCAGGAGAATCTGGTTCGTCTCAGCGTAGATCTCCCTGAGCACCTGGATCGAGAACCCGACTCGGTTCACGAGCCAGTAACCCCGGATGTCCCCAAAGATGATCGGGTAAGCCCCGGCTCCGACATTCGGCATAAACGCGTTGAACACGACAGGGTAGCCGAGCAGCGGCTTATTGATCCGCTGTCCGCCCAGGCCATCATCTGTACCAGAAGTCCAGTAGGGGCGACCGTTGCCGTCCTGGAGTTTACTGAGAGCGAGTGCAGTGTTCGTCTTGTTCATATAGAACACTGCGCCAGCATCGTACTGCTCCGGGAGGGCAAACCCGATGTCATTGATGCCATCCCAGGTGAGCGCAGCCGCGGCCCCGGTATGGACATCGGTGGCGATGAACCTGGCATTGATCAGGATGCCGTCTGGCTGAGTGACTCCACCACCGTTCACGATCATGTTGTCCTTGAGCAGATCGATGGTCTCCGAGAACTTCCCCGTGCACCAATTCACCAGTGGATAGGAGGCATCCTCGACCATGTCGTTAGTCAAAGGGAGCGACATCATCGCGGTGAACACGGGGATGTTGACCTGCCCGAAGACGGGCTCGGTGACGCGGTGGGTGGTTGCTGAGGCGGGAATCTCGCCCGTCCATGTGACACGCATACCGGAGGTGTAGATGTTGTCCGTGGTATAGACGACCCTCGGCACACTGATGCGGTCGCGCCCAGTCGTAAGAGTCGTCACCCGACTGGCGAGGCTGGTCGGTGCCGGTTCAACGGCGATCAGCCGGTTGAGGATGTCATCGGGTGCCAAGAAGCCACCTTGGGTGTCCACGCCCTCCTGGAGTACCTTGAGGGCATCGCCCCTCAATCCCTCAAGCCCAACGCGCAGGTAGGACTTGAATGCCTTGCGGTACTCAGGCGCTGAGATCGTCTTCCAGGTCTTGGCATCAAGGGGAGTCGCATCGGACTCCTCATCAATCTCCAGCCGACCGTTCTTCTGAGTGATCTGGACCATGCCGGACTTCTGGATGCCCGTAACCTGGGCGCCCTTGGGGTCGGGCTGGCTTGAGGCGAGCTTGAGCATCCCGGCAGACTGGCCCATCTCCTGGTCGAACTCAGCCGCAGCCCCGAGCACGTCGAGTTCCGACTTCAGGTTCTTACCAGTCTGAAGGAGCGTCTTGATCTTCTCGACATCCTCCTGAGTCACGTCGGTCTTGGCACGAAGCACCTGGAGTTCCGCCAGGGTCTCGCGCATCTTGGTCCTGGTCTCGGTGATTGCCATTGGTCTCTCCTAATGTTAGGCCGTCAAAGCAGCCTCGAACTCCAACAGGTCGATATCCAGACTCAGCCGCCCGAAGTCCACGAGGGCTTTCGCCAACGCGGGGTCCGTGCTGTCCAGAAGGGCCTGGAGTTCAGTGGCCGCACCGTTCATCGTCTGCACGCAGTTGGCAAGACGATTCCTGGTCGCGGTCGAGAGCACCCGACCTTCTTTCGTTCGGCGCTCGTTCAAGCCTTTCGTTCTCTCCACAAGCGCGGCGGCATAGTGGGATACAGTATCGCTCTGAGTAGTAAGTGAGATTTCGGGCAGTAAAGCCTTAGCTGGCACCGCAACATAGGTCTCCTCGACCTCGACGGCAGTGCCCAGCATCGGCATTCCATTGTCATCGAGCTTGTAGGGCACCTTCCAGTAGCTCTTCTCGCCATCCTGGCAACGCTCGACAATGATGTGGTCGGGATAGGTAGCCGCAACCTGAGCATACATATTAGGTGTACCGAATGGGTTGTACGGATTGACCATCCGCTGAAGGCAAGCGATCAGTTCCTCGTAGGAGTCAGGTGCCGCCTTGTTGCTAGACTTCTGTTCAGCCATCATCTCTTGCTTCTTGGCCTGTAGTTTCTTACGCATCTGAACGCGCATCTCAGCTTCGGGCATCTCAGAGTCCATATCGGCCATCATTGCGGTCATCTCCGATTCGGACACATCCATGCCCATCTGGTCGGCCATCTCACGCATCATCGCCATCATCGTCGCGGCAGCCATCTCGGCCTTCAATGGATCAGAGTCAATGTCAATGTCGATAGCTTTGAAGTGGGCCTTTGCAGTAGCGAAGTCAACGGTGGCGAGGAAGTTAGCCGGTGTGGGCGTGAGCGTGCCCTCAACCAGAGGCCACCGAAGAATGTCCCCGGTCTTAGCAACTTTCGTGAGGTGAGACATCGCACCAGATGAAAGCTGGAGAGCGCCCTGTTCGATTAGCTTCTTGATAGCAGCGTAATACTTCGAGCCCTTGTCTAGTTGTGCCTTCATCCAGACGCCGACGTCGTCTATGGGTAGAGCCTTAATTCGCCCAACAACCGCTGTACCCACGTCGGGGTCTAGGCCGTGGTGATAGAGGAGGGGTCTCTCTGTGAACCAATCAAAGCAGAAATCGGTTTTGGCACTGAACCTCTCGCCCTGGATATCCGAGCCGTTGAATGGGCCACCGTAGGGAGCGAGGAGCCCAATCAGTTCAGTGTCAGAACCCTCCGCAAACTTGACAGCTTTAGCGTCAGGCACATGGACATAGAGTGCGCGCATCTGCGCCATAGCTTTCTCCTTGGAAGGATGGCAGCCCAAGGGTTCTCCGGTGCGATCTCCAGCCTCAGTCAACTTATAGACGCAGAACTCATCACCCTTCGCAAACACCTTCCAAGGCATCGCGCACCTCCCCGAAATAGAGAAAGGTCGACCGCTTCTCCGCAGGGGAGAAACGATCGGCCTCAAGGACCGTCTATATCTGGCTTCCCAGCCTATCCTACACTAACCTATTGCTTGCTCGCTACCCGCCAAAAGTGCTATTTGCTGAACTTCCTCGTCTAACGGTAGCAGTTTGCCTTTGAGACGGTGGACAGCAATGTCGCAGTAATGCTCGTCCTGCTCGACTCCGACGAATCGGAAGCCCTCCAGGATAGCCGCGAGTGCTGTCGTGCCCGACCCCATGAACGGGTCCAGAATCAGGCCGCCCGGTGGCGTCACAAGTCGGCAGAGCCAGCGCATCAGGGCCAGCGG